CATGAGCGTTCCTCATGTAGTCCTCTTGTTCGAATTGGCGTTACGACGCCCCTTGTATTGACTCTGGATTTTTTCAGCGTTACGACGCTGACTTGATCCATTCTTGTCGATATATTGTTTGTTCGGAGTTTTACTAAAACCTGAGTGGTTGTAGCCTGCAGTGGCTATAAACATCAGAACGACGGTATACCTAACTTTTGTTAGGGAATCCGTGACGAGTGCTTCGCAGTGAAGCAACGTAAAACTGGGAGGTTTATCCTCCCTTACCTGCAGTGGTTTTTTATGGTGTGCGATCACACCCTAATACCTCTTTTAACCTTTGTGTCCCTTTGTATTAAGGACACCGCAGTATGAGTTGCGTTAATAAAGACTCACAATACATTTCTGTACAATTACGTATACTTTAAAAAATAAAACATAAAAATATTTGTGCATTATTCGTATTAAGACTGTTATTCAGTCCCATGTTACCTGGCGCATACGTACAATGCCAGTAGACCTAGTGTCTTTTGTTAATGGTGGTAATTTACCACCCGCTGCGTAATGTAGAGAATGTCTAACTCTCTACATTGCGCAGCGATATCAATATTTAAGTTAGCAATTTCGGGCCTCCCCCGTTTTCCTTTTTTCCTGGATGTTTTTTAAGTTAAAAAACGTCTTTGTTAACCCCATGATTTCCTCTTTCCCCTCTGACTCTTTCCCGATCCTTACCGAAACCCCCGTATCCAACTCTGAGAAGAGTTCCCAGCCCCCCGTTAATGTCCCCGATGAGCGCAGTGCTGAAACTGTGTCGCCATGTGGTTTACAATTTGTGAATCAAGGTGACTGGGATTATCATGCTGTTTTGCCCAATACATCTGCTGTTTTTGGTGTTGGGCGAAATGATGATCATGATGAGATCCCGTTTCATTCTCCCCGCGTTGTCCTTCACAGGAAACGCACTGCCCGTATCCCCACTACTATTGCTGAGAATGAAAGATTTCTTGGCGAACTTAGTGTGGAGACAACCCAGTGGAAGCTAGGGCTTAATAACCCCTATCTTTCACTCCGCGATGATGTTGATCATACGGATGCTATACTTGAGGAGCTTCGTGCTACTCAAGTTGAACATTCTAAGAGAGATATTGTCAAACCCCCTGTACTTCCTCTGCATTCGAGAAAGAAGTACATTAAGGCTAGGAAGCCTAAGTATATTCCGCATTTTGGAGTTATTCCATTCTCGCGATCTTCCTTCCCTTTTGTACCATCTCATTTGAATTGTGTGACTCTTTTTAATCGACATCGGAATTATCAGTTTTCTGATTTTAATCCGCTGTCTATTCGTTTACAATTGCCTCTCGTTAAGAGAAGTGATCCCGTTTATGTCCCACAATTTGATGATACTGTTTCGTCTGCTATTGCCAAGTTTAAAAACTTGGCGGCAATGCAGAATCTTCCATTACCTGATAATTTCCTTTCCAGAGTTGAAGATTTAATTCTTTTCTTTGTCCAAATAAAGGAAGTTAGAAGTAATGTCCAGTTGATAGCAATACTTATTGCTTATTATAAGACATTTGTTTCTGGAAGTGTTCTGCGATCAGTTGAATCTTTTGTCCAATCGTTATTTGATACCAAAATGGTCGGTCAGGCTGGTGAGCCTGACGATCCTAATTGGTTATCTTATTTGCGTGAAGGCAAGACTACTTGGAATATTCTTGTTAATTGTTCTGCTTTTGAACGTGTTTCAAAACTTTTGAGTTTGTGTGTTACCCTGGGAATGTGTGAGGCTTCTAACCTCACATTTTCCCTTGGTAAATTCAAACTTTTTAGTATTGAAGCTCAGAAGAAGCATGTTACTGCTTTAGACCTTGTTGATGCTTTTGCGAATACTGTCTTCTACTTTGTAGAAGGCGGTTATCGCGTATTTACATCCGGTTCTTTAGCTCCATTGATCTATTCTGATTTTGAAGCCAAAGGCTTTGATGAGAATTGTGGTCAATGTGAACGATTAGCAGAATTTGCTAAAACTGGAGACTTAGAACGTCTCGGTAATGTTACTTCTAATGAGTTTGAGAATTTGTTGCTGAATACCCTTGATAAGGGTCATCAGCTACTTAATATGACTCATTCTGTTAGTGAAAAAGCCGTTTTTCGTTCTCGACTTGATCGTCTTAAGCGTATACAAACTGAGTTGATACAAACCCGACTTACGTCGGGTTTGCGCGTCGCTCCTTTTGTTGTTAGCTTTTTTGGTGGTTCTGGTCAAGGAAAATCTTCCTTGGCCAAAATCGCTATGAATGCTTTGCTTGAAGCAAATGGTTTTTCATCCGATCCCCAGTACATATGTAGTGTAAATGAGAATGATAAATTCTTTTCTACCTATCGTTCATGTGTCAATGGTGTTTTTGTTGATGATGTTGCTAATGCTAAAGCCGATTTTGTCGATCGTCCCCCGTCTCAGATTTTAATTGATCTGAATAACAATGTCCCTACCTACGCCCTGCAAGCTGAAGCCGATAAGAAAGGTAAAGTTGTGATTGAGCCTAAGATTGTCATTTGTACAACAAATGTCAAAGATCTTGGTGCTACTGTTTATTCCAATGAACCTGTTTCTATTGCGCGGCGTGCTGATGTTCACATCACCACTCGCGTTAAGCCTCAATTTGCAACCAATGGTATGTTGGATCCTAATCTTGTGTGGCGCGCTTTCCCTGATGAAAGCGTGCCTATTCAAGATATTTGGGATTTAACTGTCCAAGAAGTTGTTGCTGTTCCTAGTATATCTAGGAATGGTATCGACTCTATTGGTTGGAAAACACTTCAGCTTAATGGTGAACTTCTTCAAGATGTTAGTATTGAGAAAGCTTTGCGTGCGTGTATTGAGCTCTCACGAGCCCATTTCAATAATCAACGCCGCTTAGTTGCCTCCGCCAATTCCTTGAAGAATCGTTTGGAAATTTGTAAAAATTGCGGTATGCCTTCGATGTACTGCAAGTGTCCTTCTTATGGCCCATTTTTTCCCGGTCATATTGAAGGTTATATTCCAAATTGTTCGTGTAGTGAGACTACTGTTTGCCCACTTTGTCAAGAATATAGTGAGAAACCGCGTATTTGTGTTGAGTGTGATCGTATAACCCCTACTTGTCGTATGGTGTCCGATCCTTTGTACTCCGCAGATTTAGCTGTTAATCATTATTGTCATTGTTTTGGCAAGCAACGTTGTCCAGGTGAATATTCTTTCACTCCTGATACTTTGCCACCCCCCCCGTGTTTATGATGAACAAGCTGGTGCTTTACTCGCCAGTGTTGTGTCACAATATGGTGCTCGATGGTTTATGAGATCATCCAAGAAGTATAATGAAATTGAGACTCGCTTGGAGGAATATGCCACTTCACGGCTGTTCCAAATAGCGCACTCTTTTGAAAAATCTTGGATTTGTCGCTGGACCAATTGGATTCCAAAAAAATCCTAAGTAAACAATGGTGTAAAGATATTGTTTGCTATATGGAGAAGGAATCTATTCTTGGTTTTGCTCGTAAGCAGATATACAACGCTGTTGGCTGTTGTGCCATAGCGTCTGCTTTGTCATTTATTGATCGACCAGTACCTGTATTGTTACCACCTGCATTGTTTTGCGGATGGCTTTCGCGTCATAAAGTTCCTCGTGTGTTATCGCTGCCCATTTATTGGTTTAGTGCCGGAGCCCCGTTGGTAGCTGTACCATCGAGTTTTACTCCTGCTGCTTTGACTTCTGTGGCGATTTCTAGCTATTGTTTGGATATGCCGTTCGTTCGCTATCCGCGATTTTTATTGCTGTCTGTAGCGTTGTTTTCTTCATGTTATTTCCTGCACCGTCTCCTTACTTGTAAGGAGATAGTTTTTGAGGAAATTGTGAAACGTAATGATGCTATTCCAGCAATGATTCAAACAGTACGTGAACAGCACGTGGAAACTTTGTTGAAGTATTGTGCGATTGTTGGAGCGATTTATACCGTGTGCCAAATATGGATCCATTTACGTGTGGTTCCTGAAGCGCAAGGTAGTTTAGCTCCCTCTGATCTTTCTGATATTATTCAACGCGATGCTGAAGCCAATCCTTGGGCCATTCCTGACCCAAAGCCGCTTCCTTGTTCGTTAAAATCGAAAAGTGTCACTCATACTGTTTTATGTGACTTAGTTTTCAACAATCTTGCCTATATGTCGTGCGAGATTGATGGAAGAGTCCACAGTTGTGATGCTTTTTTCCCGTTTTCCAATGTTGCGATAATACCGCAACATTCTTGGAAAGTTCACGAGTTGAAATGTAATTTTATTCGTAAGGATCCTACTCATGTCGGAGCAAATTTTTCTTGTTTTCTTTCACAGTCCCAAAGTGTCCATATACCCCACACTGACTTTTGTTTGGTGTGGGTACCTAGTGGAGGTGATTGGAAAGATTTGCGCCCATATTTCCCTACAGGAAAATTGAGCCAACTTTTTGGAACCCTTGTTTATAAAAATAAATTGGGAGAGCGTATTGATGGTCCTACCACCGCTTTATACGGTGTTAAAGAGACTGGAGCCTGTAAATCTTTTTACGGTTGCTCATATATTCTCCCTTTTCATACATTTCGTGGTCTTTGCATGGCCCCTCTTGTCTCGCATACAAATGGTCCTATGATTGCCGGCTTTCACCTGGGTGGAGTTGAAAACTCCCCCCAAGGTTGTGCTGGCTTGTTGACCATTGCGGAATTGGATGCAGCTCTTGTGCAGCTCGCTAATATGGATGGCGTTTTGCTGTCCAAAAGTTCCGGTACGGTTGAGAAAATTGTTTATGGTGTGCAATGGTTTGAATCTGATAAGATTCACCCAAAAAGTCCCGTAAATTTTCTCCCGTTAGGAACAAATTGTGAGCTGTATGGTAGTTGCACCGGTCGTGCAAAATACTATTCCGAAGTCGTTTCCCTTCCTATTTCCCAATCTGTTTGTGAAATTATGGCTGTTCCCCCGCTTTGGGGAAAGCCTAAATTTTCAACCGCTTCATGGCGTGAGTCTCTTTTGTACTCGTGCCAGCCTACTATAGGAATGGAACCTTCTTTACTCGAAGGTGCCTATAAAGATTATGTCTGCCAATTAGATAGTATTTTGCTTGATAAGAGGTGGAAATCTTTGATTGATGACACTAAGCCATTGACACAGATGGAAACTGTCTGCGGAATTGATGGTAAGCGTTTTATTGATAAAATGCCACCAAACACTTCTGTAGGTTTTCCATTGTCTGGCCCTAAGTCACAATATATAGATTTGCTTGATCCTCAGGATTTTCCTTCTCATAATTGCCCTGCTATTCTTGATCCCATGTTTTGGGAAGAAGCTATGCAGTGCGAGAAGAAGTATCTTGATGGCGAACGTGCCTATCCAGTATTTAAGGCTTGTCTCAAAGATGAGCCCACTAAACTGGACAAGGATAAAGTTCGTGTTTTTCAAGCATCTCCTATGGCCCTTCAATTGTTGGTTAGGAAATATTTCTTGCCCCTCGCTAGACTTTTGTCGTTGTTCCCACTGAAATCTGAGTGTGCAGTTGGAATTAATGCCCAAAGTCCCGAGTGGCATGAAGTGATGACTCATGTTGGTCGTTTTGGTAATGATACTACCTTAGCTGGCGACTATAGTAAGTATGATTTACGCATGCCTGCGCAATTAACATTTGCTGCATTTCGCGTTCTACTTCATGTTGCCCAAAGGTGTAATTATACCGAATATGACCTCATTATTATGTCTGGAATTGCAACGGATGTATGCTATCCGCTGATGGCCTACAATGGCGATGTAATCCAGCATTATGGGTCTAACCCTTCTGGTCAAAATCTCACCGTTTATATCAATTGCATTGTTAATTCTTTACTTTTCCGATGTGGAGCTATCGCCCTAATAGGTGATCGCTTCACGAGTTTTTCGGATATATGCTCTTTGATAACGTATGGTGATGACGCTGACAGTACGGTTAACCCAGACTTTCCTGAGTTTAATCACGTATCTTATGCTAATTTTCTTAATCAACGAGGAATTGTTTTCACTTTGCCTGACAAAACAGGAGTTCCGACTCCTTATATGTCACGTAGTGAATCCCATTTCCTCAAGCGTGAATCCAAGATCCTAGGTGATACAGGAATCTTGTGTGGGGCTCTTGAAGAATATTCAATCTTCAAGGGTCTCCACTGTGTTTTGCGCTCTAAATCTGTGACCCTCGCTGAACAATCAATTTGTAATTTGAATGGCGCCGCCCGTGAATTTTTCTTTCACGGTCCTGAAGTTTATGAGACTCGCCGTTTGCAATTGATTGAAGTTGCGAAATGTCACAATTTTCTTCCATTATGCCCAGATCTTCAATTAACTTTTGAAGATAGACTGGAGAAGTGGAAGGAACAGTACACCCCA